TCACTATACATAAATTGAATATCGACGCGTATAGTCGACGGCCTAGAGACGATATTCAAATAACTAGGAGGATAATAACATGGCAAACACTACGTTTTCAGGACCGGTCATTTCTAAAAATGGCTTTACAAGTACAGGTCCTGGTATGACCGTTAGCTTAACAGCTGACACAACATTAACAGTTGCTGCACACGCAGGCAGAATATTACTTTGTAACGATGCTGATGGTAAATTTACTTTACCAAGTATCAATGTAAATAGTAATGGTGCTACTGCAGGTGACAATGACTTTAACAACTTAAATAATATTGGTGCAACTTTTAACTTTTTTGTTGAAACAGCTGCAACTGATATGGATATCAAAACAGACGGCACTGACAGATTTATTGGTGCAGTTATGATTGGTGTAAACGATGGTTCAAAAAAAGCTTTCGTAGCCGACAGTTCAAGTAATGATGTTATGACTATGAATGGTTCTACAAAAGGTGGAATCGCTGGTAGTATAGTATCTTTTACGGCGGTTGATACTAATAGATATATGGTTCACAATTCTTTATTGATTGGATCAGGTACAATAGTAACACCGTTCGCGGATAGTTAATAATAAACTCGGGGCGCCTGGTAATGCAGGCGTCCTTTAAAAGGAGGACAAAAACATGGCAGACACAGTATTAAATACAACTGTATTTGACGGAGCAAAAAAACTTATCACTCACTACAATGTAGTTTCTGATAACTCTGGAAGCACAACTAAAATAGTTGACGTTTCTACATTAGCATCAAACAATGGTAAAACTTGCAAAACTGTAAGACTTAATAAAGTTAGTTGCAATATTTCAGTAACGGCACCAGTAGATGCTTTACGTATGGAATGGGATAATTCAGGAACTAATATTGTTTTTCAAACATTAAATGGTGAAATGGAATATGACTATTCATCTTTTGGTGGATTAAAAAATACAGAGGCTAGTGGTTATAGTGGAGATGTTAATATCGTTTTACCAGCTTGCACAGCAGGAGACTCTGGAACAGTCGTTTGTGAATGGATTAAAGTTTACGAATCGTAGGAGTTTAAATGGCTAATACTACTTCGGGAACAACAACGTTCGACAAAACTTTTTCTATTGAAGAAATAATAGAAGATGCTTTTGAACGTATTGGATTAAATTCTGTAGCAGGTTATCAACTTAAATCTGCAAGAAGATCTCTTAATATCTTATTTCAAGAATGGGGTAATAGAGGTATTCATTATTGGGAAGTAGGATCAACAAATTTAGATCTTATTGAAGGTCAAGCAGACTATGATTTTTTTAGATCTAGTGGTGATGGAACTTCTGCAACAACTACAGATCCAGCAAGTGTGTTTGGAATTTCAGATGTTCTTGAGGCACAATTAAGATCTAATAGAACTCAAACAACACAATCAGATAGTCCAATGACAAAAGTAGATAGATCTACGTATGCAGGCTTTTCAAATAAATTATCTAAAGGTACACCTAATCAATATTGGGTAGAGAGATTTATAGACAAAGTTACAATACATATTTATCCTACACCAGATTCAACAAACGCATCTAAAGATATGCACTTCTTTTTTATAAAAAGAATACAAGATGTTGGAGACTATACTAATGCAACAGATGTTCCATTTAGATTTGTTCCTTGTATGACTTCAGGTTTAGCTTTTTATCTAGCACAAAAATATCAACCACAATTAGTTCAACAAATGAAACTATACTATGAAGATGAATTATCAAGAGCACTAGCAGAAGATGGTTCGGCTTCTAGTACATTTATTACACCTAAAGCTTATTACCCAGGAACTTAATGTCTAAATACGCAACAGGAAAATATGCAAAAGCAATTTCAGATAGATCTGGTATGGAGTTTCCATATAAAGAAATGGTTCGAGAATGGAATGGTGCATTTGTTCACTTTACAGAATATGAACCTAAGCAACCACAATTAGAGCCAAAACCAAATGGTGCCGATGCAATTGCATTATTAAATACAAGAACAGATAGAACAGAACCTGAAACAACTGTTAGAATACCAGATAATGGTTTTGAAACATATGAAGCGGGATCTCGTATTATAAATGTATTTTCACCTGGACATGGTTTAACTAGTGGAACAACTTACAGATTTAGAGGACCACCAACTACATCTGCAGGAAGTTCATTTACATATTCAAATCCAGAAAGTTTTGATGGTATTACAGGTGCTAATATAGCAAAGTCAGCGGGTTACACAATTACTACAGGACTATATAAAAATGATGCAGCAGTAACAACAGATTACGCTACATCTAATTATTTTCATTTTACAGTTGACACAGATACTGCTACAACTGGTGAAATAAAAGGAGGAGGTTACGGTTGTTCGATAGGACCTGTAACAATAGAAGCATGATAAATAAAATTTGGAATTGGATAAAAAATATGTTTGTACCAGAAAAACAAGATCCGCATCTTGTTATGTATGAAGAAGTAAAACCAAAACATTGCCCAAAACATAATAGATATAAAAAAGGCTGTAAAGCCTGCGTGGAGATAGTTAGATAATGGCTGGATTAAGTGCATCAGGATTAAAAACACAAATAAGAAGTTATACAGAAACAGACTCTAATGTTTTAACAGACGCTGTTTTAGAAAATATTATTTTAAATGCACAATATAGAATTTTTAGAGATGTCCCTATTGATGCAGATAGAAAACAACAATCAGGTAATTTAGTTACAGGTCAAGAAACAATTAACGCTCCAGCAGGAGCTGTATTTATTAGAGGGATACAGGTTTATGACTCTACTTCAGCTACAACTGGACCTAATATATGGTTAGAGAAAAAAGATATTACGTATTTACAAGAATATGTTTCTTCTACAGCTTCAGGAAAAAGAGGCCAACCTAAATACTACGCTATGTTTGGAGGTGGAACGGGGGAGTCTGACACTACATCTGGAAGAATGATGTTTGCTCCAGTTCCTGACACTACATATAAATTTAGAGTTCATTATAACGCTGCACCAGCTTTATTAGAAAATAATGATACCAATTACATTAGTCTTAACTTTCCAAATGGTCTTTTATATTGCTGTTTGTCTGAAACGTATGGATTTTTAAAAGGTCCGATAGATATGTTGACACTATACGAAAATAAGTATAAACAAGAGATACAAAAGTTTGCTAACGAGCAAGTTGGTAGAAGACGAAGAGATGACTACACTGATGGCGCTATTCGTATTCCAGTAAACTCAGCAAACCCGTAGGAGAATAAATTATGGCAATATCATCAGCAATTTGTAACAGCTTTAAACAAGAGATTTTAGTTGGTACACATAATTTCACTGCATCTAGTGGTGATACATTTAAAATAGCTTTATTTACAAGTGATGCATCTTTAGGTGCTGGAACTACAGCTTATTCAACATCAAATGAAATTTCAAACACATCAGGATCTGCATATTCTGCAGGTGGTGCAACATTAACAAGTGTTACTCCAGCTTTATCTGGATCAACTGCAGTTTGTGATTTTGCAGACGTAAGTTATACTTCTGCTTCTTTTACAGCTAATGGTGCATTAATTTATAATGACGATCAATCTGACAAAGCTGTTGCTGTTATCGCATTTGGTGGTGACAAAACAGTTTCTTCTGGAACATTTACAATTCAATTTCCAACAGCAGACGCAAGTAACGCAATCATTCGTATAGCGTAAGGAGGCACTCCTTATGGCATCTACCTGGGGTACTAACACTTGGGGATCAAACGAATGGCAAGACGATGTCATTCTAGTTTCAGTAACAGGTGTATCCGCTACCACATCTTTAGGTAATTCAGAAGAATTTAACGAAACAGGTTGGGGAAGACTAGCTTGGAATGATGCTGATTGGGGTGAAGGTGCAGATGAAACTATATCTGTAACCGGTTTAGAAATAACAGCATCACCTGGATCTATAACAACTGGCATAGGTGTTTTATTAGAGATGATTGGTTCCAGTCATTCTTTAACTTCTAGTGTAGGTAATCCAACTGTTTTCGGTGAAATTGGTGTTCCATTAACAGGAGTATCTGCAGAGTTTGCAACACCAACAATGGGTTATGCAGGAACTTTAGTTGGTTGGGGTAGAGATGGTTGGAATGATAATTCTTGGGGAGAATCTCCTGATCAAGTTATTCCGTTAGTAGGTCAAGAGTTAACATCTACCGTTGATGCACCTACTTTAGAATTTGCATATGAATTATCTGGTCAAGAAGCTACAACAAGTGTTGGTAGTGTTAGCTTTGTAATAAGTCCTACTGTTGCTGTTTCTGGACAATCCTCTACTTCTTCTTTAGGAACTTTAGGAGTTGCTTTTGGTGTAAGTACAGAACCTATTACAGGAGTAGCTGCAACATCTTCTATAGGAACTTTAGGATTAGAGTTTGGTCCAAGTGCAATTACCGGAGTATCCGCAACTTCTTCTGTAGGAGACTTAACTACAGGATCTATAGAATTAATAAATTTAACAGGTGTTTCTGCAACCTCTTCAGTTGGATCAATATCACCTGCAGATGTTGTAGGATTAACTGGAGTATCTGCAACATCTTCTGTAGGATCTATTTCACCTGTAGACGTAGTTCAAGGATTAACAACAGATCCTCTTACATCTACTGTAGGTTTACTTGGAATACAGGCTTACGCTAATATTGACACTGGTTCAAATACATCGTATACAGACGTAGCAACAGGATCAAATATTAGTTATTCTTCTGTTGCAACTGGATCAAATACAAGTTATACTGACGCTGCATAGGAGATAAAATTTATGGCATCTACATACACACCTTTAGGAGTAGAACTTCAAGCAACTGGTGAAAACGCTGGTACATGGGGAACGAAGACTAATACTAATTTACAAATTATAGAACAAATATCTGGTGGATATACAACACAAGCAGTAACAAGTGGTGGCACAGTTAATTTATCTGTTTCAGATGGATCAACTGGAGCAACTTTATCTCACAGAATGATTGAGTTTACAGGGTCATTATCTGATAATGCAGTTGTTACTATACCTTTAGACGTTCAAACATTTTATTTTTTAAGAAATTCAACATCAGGTTCTTACACAGTACAGTTTAAATATGTAACTGGTTCGGGGGATAGTTTTACTTTTGCAGCAGGTGACAAAGGTGATGCTCTTGTATTTGCAACTGCAAATGATGGAACTAATCCTGATATCGATACTTTACCGGCTGGAGACGTAACGTTAACAGGTACACAAACTTTAACTAACAAAACTTTAACTTCACCTAAAATTGGAACATCTATCTTAGATACTAATGGAAATGAATTAGCTTTATTAACAGCTACAGGTTCTGCAGTTAACGAATTTACAATAGCTAACGCAGCGACTGGTGCTGGACCCACTCTTTCATCAACTGGTGGTGATTCAAATATTGATATTAATATAACTCCAAAAGGAACTGGAGATGTTGTTCTTGCTGGTGATACTGTAAAAGTTGGAGATTCTGGAGCAGCGGCTACTTTAA